TTAACTTTGAGATCTACAAAATATCTGTGATAACGCTTGTCTACTTCCCATAAATAAGGTATGACAACCTCTTCTGAGGACCAATTTATTACTGCTGGATTTGTGTCGCACCATTTGAATGCATGCTTTTCCCATAGCGATCTATACACTACTTTAGTATAATCGCCGGTATACTTTTTAGGATTTTTAGGTTTGTATTTACCGCTATAAGCCATGATATCCGTTATAAATAGATTCAACTAGCAATATTTATAAGGCTATAACATGGGGAAACTATACGATATCTACAATACCTTTAAGGGTGGCTTTCCTGGAGTTAATAAAAAACTTGTATATCCTCTTGAAAATCAATCTGACTATCTTGGTAAAATAACATTTACACCGATAGTAGAAGATCCCGTTGATATGAAAGAAAATTTAGAGACACTATCAACTGTAATTAGAGAAAATATAATAGAATTTGGTAAACTCCTTACTGACCCGTTTAGTGCTGAAGATGCTGGACCTTCAGCTGGTGATGCAGCTGGAGAGTTTATTGATAAGCGTGAAACAGGTGGTGAAACAGCTAGAATAGGACAGGCCGAAGCAGCTAATGCAAAAAATGCATTTTATGGTGGTGCACCAAAATCAGCGCCACCTTTCAGTGAAGAAAGTTTAAATTTAAATACTGACAATAGAATATCTTTATATTTACCAAGAGCAATACAAATCCAAGATACTGTATCATATGATAATCAGTTTCAGCTCGGGCTTATCGGCGGAGCAATTGAAGCAGGTTTACAACCTGGAGGTGGCGGAGGCCTCGGTGCAGCTTTAGGAGCTATTGGTAACGAAGTTTCAGGTATTACTAATACTGTTCTAGGTAGGACGGGTGGTATGAGTTCAGAAGCAGCGGGTATACTATCAGGAAAAATAGCAGCAAAGATACCGTTTGTAGGTGATGCAGCTGCTGGCGCAGTAAGAAGCGCGACAGGATTAACCACGAATCCAAATGTACGTGCAATATTTAAAGACGTTCCGATTCGTAACTTTTCTTTTGCATTTCAGTTAATACCGACAAGTCAGAATGAAGCACTTGTAATAGAAGATATTATAAAAACATTTAGAACAGAACTTTATCCAACTGCATTAAGAGCCGGCGGAGTAAACATTGGTTATAGATTTCCAAACAGATTTTTAATTAAAGTAAGATATAATCATAATGACATTGCCGGTATTAAATTTTTGCCAGTATATTTACAATCATTCAATGCAGTATATAATTCAGCAACTGGTGGTATGCATTCCGATGGTAGATTTAGTGCGGTTGATATATCAATGGCGTTTACAGAAACACGAGCATTACATAAAGAAGATGTAGAAAAAGGAGGTTATTAATGTCGCAATTTTTTAGGAACTTTCCTCTTATAAATTATAATTTTGGTACCGAAACTACGGGAGCACTATTTCAAGACATAAGTGCGTATATCAAAGTTATAGATGATATTAAAGATGACATAGCATTTTATACTACAGTTCATATTCAAGACTATGATAGACCTGATAACTTCTCATTTAAGTTATATGGCACGACAGAATTTTATTGGACATTCTATTATCTGAACGATGATATAAGAGAAAGCGGCTGGCCATTACCTCAACAAGATTTATTGACAAAAGCAAAATTAGATTATCCGCATAGATCTGTAATTACTACTGCAGATATATCTAAAACGTTTTTACCTGGTCATACGGTTACAGGTGCATTATCTGGTAGTACAGGAACTGTTATTAAACGATATTTAGATCTTGGTCAAATCATTATTGATAGTCCTAATAACTTTAATGCAGGTGAAAACCTTACACCTGCTATTGATGGTGTTGCACAAATTGCAGACATCATAATTGTTAAATCAGATGTAGAACAATATAATTCGGTGCATCATTATGAAAATGCATCTAAAGAACACGTTGATATTGGTTTAGTACCAGCTGGTAATGGAACAGCAGACTATCCTTCGGCATCAGGAAAAACTCCTATAACATATTTTGATAGAATACTTGCAAAGAACGATTCATTAAGAGAAATAAAATGTCTTAAACCAGACGTTGCAGTCCAAGTAAAATCTGAATTTAATAGATTATTAAAAGGTTAAATTCATGGCTGAAGCACAACACGCCGCTGATTATAATATTAGAAGTTTTACGGTTCATTCACATGTTCAAGAAGTGCCTGTTGATATTGCTATGCATGTAAGCGAGATAGAAATATATGAAAATATAGAGTTGCCTTATCTTACTGGTACTTTCAATATGAAAGACGATTTAAGTATATATGACGGTATCAGCTGGAATGGTACTGAAATAATTGAAATAACATTTGAATCACCTGAAAATATTGGAAACTATATTACAAAAAAATTTACACCTGTAGAAATTATCGACACAGCAAAGGCATCTGAATTTATAGAAGGCCTTGAAATAAAAATAATTGAAACAAACGGTTTTCATAGTGCAATGATGCAAATCAATAAGTGTTATGAGGGAACTCCAGATCAAATTATAAAGAATATATTAAAAGATAATTTAGATATGGACATGGAAGAAGATGATATGCCTAGCATAAAACCCTTTCAAGAACCTATGAAATTTGTTGTACCAAAAATAAATCCATTTGAAGCATGCGAAGTAATCAGACAAAAAATGTCAACAGATTTAGGTCTTCCTTATTTTTTATATTCGACTTTAAATACTGAAAATCTGCAGTTGAAATCGCTAGAAGAAATGTTGAGAACTCCTTCCATTAATCCTAAAGCACCATATAGATTTTCTAGAGCGTATAATCAATCTACTGTGTCAATAGCATCAGAAGAAAACGTAGTTAATGTGGCAGGATATACTTCTATGCATAAACAAAATTCTTTAATACTTATGAAATCAGGTGCTACTTCAGGTCAACATTCTATCAACGATATAACTACAGGTCAGACTATAAAATATAATTTTGATGTGGCAGATGTTTTTGCAGAGATGACGCAAGCAGGATTAATAAAAAGAGATACAATTCCAGTTCATCATTCACAATATAAATTTAATGGTAAAATGATGAATGAATATAATACAAAGAATATACACAAAGTCGTTATGAACGATACGTATGTTGGAATCAATAACATACATCAAGAAAAGACTGCAGCTGCATTTAGACTTGCAGCATGTAATAATGCATTAAGACATATGTTGTTTAAAACTTCTATGACTATAAGAGTTCCGGGTAGACTATATCTGATAGGACATAATGCAAGCCTTGGAAGACAAATAGATTTTATATATCCTTCAAACAATACAATATCAGAAGGCACATCAAGTGTTACTGCAGATGAAGTAGAAGATAAAAAGCGATCCGGGGTTTTTATAATATATACAGCAAGACATCATTTTAATGAGCAGCAACATAACATTGATATGACTTGTGTGAAGTTAGGAAACAGAAAATGACAGTAACTACAAGTATTAGACCCGTTGGCAGAAGATATTTTGATCAAGGTACTGTTATAGAAATAGCTGATGTAGCTGACATGTATAAAGTGCGAGTAGACGATATACATGGTCCTGACATTGAAGACATAGATCTTCCGTTTGCTGATGTATGTCGCAGCTGCAACGGTGGCACATCTGGAATTGGAGAAAATACTCAAATACTGCCTGGTGCAAGAGTTATGATATATTTTTTTGATGAACTAAAACAGTTGCCTATTATTATGGGAATTTTAAAGCATGTTGAACGACCTACCGAGGTAGCTAATAATCCTGGAAATCAAAGTGTAATTGTAACTACTCCAATCAGCACAAGGGAATTCCAAGGTAAAGCAACCATAGCATTTATTGAAGCTAACCCTCAATACAGCAGTCTTCTCAGTCATCGTAAATCATTAACTTGGGAATTTTTTAGTAAAAAACATACAGATTACAAACCACATATAATAGCTGGTATCATGGGTAATTTACTAGTTGAATCCAACTTGGACCCTACTAAATTTCAAGATTTTAAAAAAACTGATGACAATAAAGGAGTAGGACGTGGTGTGGCCCAGTGGGATTCTAGGACTGGCCAACGTTGGGACGATTGTACAAACTTTGCGCGTGCACGAAACGTATCTGAATATAATTTAATACTTCAATTAGAATTTATTCACCATGAACTTCAAAATGATTTTTATGCTGGCAATGGTCAATTTTTTATATCAAAAAATTCACTTGAAGCAGCTGTAAATTTTATGCGGTTTTATGAAAGGCCTAGAAAATTAAATGAACTTAGTAAGCATTTAAATTTAAGGCCAGATAACCGGAAACACCAAGTTATGGAAGGCGAAGACAGAAGAATAAAAGAAGCAAAAGCAGTACACAGAGAATTTACGGAGAGTAGATAATGGCTATTAGTATTGATAAAATGGCAGAAGAGCTAGCAAAAATATCGACTCGTATTGATTATACTGACTTGCATACTAATATTGACAAAGCAATAGCATTAACAAAGACTGGTGAAACAACAAAACTAGGATTAACACTAGGTGAAAACTTAGGTGGGTTCGAAGCTTTAACAGAAATAGCTAAGACTCAAGGCGAAAAGCTTTTAGTTCTGTATGAACCTGTTATAACACAGATGAGCGAGTTTGTACCAGGCCTTGAAGAAGATATTAAAAAGCCATTAACAAGTGATAATGAAACAGCTATTAATTCTATTATTAAAAGTTCTGCAGTTACTTCAAACGC